TACTAATTCATTTGATGTTGTTGTATTCATGCTACTTGGAAAAAACACTCTACTAGATACTAAATCACATACTAAAACACCCTCATCACCACCGCCGTTTAAACCATGCAAGGCAAAAGAGCCAGTGCCAAAATCTGTTAGAGGTCCTGCAAAGGGAAATCCTGAAACTAAAGCACTAGAGTCGTGAGCAATAGATGTTGCTGCTTTCATAGTTCCTGTAGCAGTAACCATTCTTCCTGCCTTTACATATCTACCAACTGTTGTAACAGTTCCTGATGTACTAAAATTACTTAAACTAGGTGTCCAAGTTCCATACTCATAATCATCTAAAAGGTTAGCTGCAGTTGCAGATGTTACTCCTAAATGTACTCCATGTCCTGAACCAGAAAAAGTTATATTACCATCTGATAAAGTTAATCCATTATTTAATGTAGCTGCCCCTGCATCTGACATATCTAAAGTTAAAGCAGTGATAGCACTGCCGCCATCATTACCTTTTAATAAAATATCTTTATCTTGAACTGCTTGTGTTATTACAGCATCACTAGATGAATTAGTTATGTTTAAAATATCTGTGCCACCAACTTTAATATCTATTTGGTCATCTGTATCTGCTGTAATACTTGTGTCACCATCTACATCTAATATAAATTCTGAACCATTGATGTCTGTATTCATTGGTCCGCCCACTGCACCAGATATTTCTACAATAAAGATTGATGCTCCACTAGCAGGTGCTGTGCTAAATGTAATCTGTGTTCCGCCTGTAGCTAGTGTATAGTCTGTTCCTGGTTTTTGTATAACACCATCATGAGATACTAATAACTGTGCAGGAGAGCCTACTTGTGTTCCTAAACTAAATGTTACATTAGAACCATTGTAAGTATTACCACTTGTGTCTAAGACACTGAAGGTTCCGTTTTTAATTGATTGTCCTATGTATGCCATTAACCCTCCAACTCTGCTCTTTTATCTAAGATTTGTTGATTTGTTATATTAGGGTCAGTTCCTGCCCATGTTACTGTAAAAGTATTTGTGTCTACTATTTGTATAGAATAGTGTTCATTTGTTAACGCTCTTATAGCGTTATGAAATAATTGTGTTAAATTTGTTTCTGACATTATCCGCTAAACTCCATTATTTGAAATATTCCACTATTCACACCCATACTTGTTCCATTAGTTCCTGCCCATTGATTTTTAGAAAATTGAGGGGTGTATACAATCTGAGATGCTGTTGATGGGCTATCAAGAAATGAAACAGTCATAGTACAATTTAAATAATTGATACCCAATGCACTAGACCTATTATCATACTGAAATCTTCTACCTGCCCCTACTGCTACAGTAGATTGAATTAGTTTTCCTGTGGTTGTTCCACCTGATATTGCTCTTTTAAAATCTAAATCCATATTTAATGCTTGTGATGCCCCTGCTACATTATTGCCACCTGTGTTCCATGTTAAGAAAAACTTTGATGATGAACTAGCAGGTGTTAAAGTTATAGCAACATCTGTTACATCAGTAAAACTTTCAGAATCATCTGTTGTGGTAGCATATTGTGTGTTACCTGCATCTTGATATATAGCTATAATTTTGCCAAGTCCAGAGGATTTAGCTGCAGTAACTGCATCATCTGCTATACCCCCTGTTGCTATTTGTGTCTTACTCATCTATCCTCCTATGGTTTAGTAGGCCAAGTTGCGTTCTCGCACTTCTCTACTGTATCTTTTCCTGCAGGTAAGTCTCTTAGACTTTGTCGATATGTTTTCATATCATCACTAAGAGTATTATCTGATAAAGCTAGATAATCTGTCTCTGCTAATAATCTGTTTCTCTTTGTTCTAAGTTCAGCCAAGGCTCTAGTAGGAGCTGCGTCAGCCCATGCTTTTTCTTCAGCATCACGGGCAGTTTCTTCTTCTGCTGTGAACTGAACCTTAACTCCATTTATATTATGATATCTTGGCATTGTTTCTCCTTAATTTATTCCGTACATTTCTATTGTACCTGCTTGTATATTTCCACTACTTGATGTAAATCTAACTCCTGTTACTGCTGAAGTTGAATTAACATATCCTGATGCAAAATGACTACCTGCATAATCTGCTTGATTATAAGTATGAAATTTTGAAATCCAGTGTTTTACAAAAGTAGTAGAACTAGGGTCAAATAAAAATAGTTCTCCTGCAATACTTTCGTCTGCACCATTACCTATATTTTCTGCTATTTGTGGTCCTGTACCTTGAGCAACATCTGCTCCTGTTCTATATTCTAAAGCTGTAGAACTACCTGCTTCATCATGTAATGCTGCAAACATGGTTGATGTTTGTGTTGCATTATAATTAGTTCCGTCTGTAGTGTAATCTACTTTAAAATCAATATTGTTTGTTGCAAAATGTAAATCTATAAATCTAAACTTATAAATGTTGTAAGTGCTATTTATGTTACTAGATATAGTTAAAGTTGTACCTGAATCATCTGCTGTCACTGTAGCTAATTTTGTTTCTTCTATACTAACACCTGCTACAGAGTTAGTTCCTGTAAAAGCATAATTAGCAGTTAGGTCCATGGATGCAGGTTGTATCTTACTTAATGCCATATAACGCTATCCTCCCTGCATCCATTGTTCCTGAAGATTGTTTAAACTGTATTGCATTAATAGCTGATGTTGTATTAAAATAACCTCCAACACGAATTACATTATTATTATCATTGCCTGTATAGTCACTAGCTGTTGAAAAAAAATGTGTAACAAAAGTTGTATCACTTGGATTAAACAACCATAATTCACCACTAGAACACTCATCATTACCATTACCCACATATCTGTGAATTGTTTGAAATGATGTTCCTTGTGCTTGGTCATGATTGCTATCATAACTTAACGCAGCAGAACTACCTCCCTCATCATGATATGCTTGAAAAAAAGTAGTGGTCATTGTTGTATTATAATTAGAACCTCCATCTGTGCTACCTTGAAATTGTAAGTCCGATTGGTCAGCAGATGGATGCATATTATTAAATCTAAATAAATATGTTTTATATGTATTATCTAAATCAACACTACTAGAACCATCAACAAAACTTAATGTGCTACTAGAACTTGCATCTAAATTTTTAATTAAAAATAATTTTTGTGTAGAACTAGCTCCAGTTGTTGTGCCTGTAAAAGCATAATTGTCTGTCAGGTCAAAAGAGTTTGCTGCTAATTTACTAAGTGCCACTATACTACTCCAAATAAATCTATTGTTCCGCCTTGTATTTCACCAGAGGACATTTTAAACTGTATGTTATTTATAGCCGAGGTTGTGTTAAGATAACCCGCTGTAAACAAATTTATTGCATAATTACTAGCATGATAATAATGAACTTGTGTCATAAAGTGTTTAACAAAAGTTGTTGAACTAGGATTATATAATCTCATAATACCTGAACCAGATTCATCACTGCCATTACCTAGAGCATCCATGACAGTTTGATAACCTGTGCCTTGTGCTAAGTCATCACCTGTTCTATACTGAATTTGATTAGCACCTCCACTCTCAACTTCTTCAGCCCAAAAAGCAGTTGTAGTTTTTGCAACATTATAATTAGAGCCATTGTCTATGCTTCCGTTAAACTGTAAATCAACTTCATTATTTTGAGGATGTATATTATTAAATACAAATAAAAACTCTTTATAAGTAGAAGTTATATGCGAACTTGTAAATGTTGCAGTCGCATCAGAACCATCAGAAGTAAATGTGTTGATTAATACTAAAGGTGTTTCGTCAATTAATCCCGATACTGTGCCTGTAAATCCAAATGTACCTGCAAGATTTAAGCTATTGGCTTTAACCTTGGATAGTGATGTAATAAATCTAGACACCTACTACCCCTTGCTATTTGCGTCTTTTACCGATTTAATATGTGTGTACCAAGAACCTGTCTTATCTAATTTACCATCATCAATATCATGGTATAGTTTATCTAATTGTTCATTCCATGATAAGTATTCTGTTTTTCTTTTTTCATCTACAGTATAATTAGACTCAGCAGTGTTACCTGCTGTTTCATATGTAGCTAACTGTGAATCTGTTGGTTTAGAAAAACTATATGTCCATGTTTTAATATAATCTTCACCACCATCATTTTGTAAAGATACTTTTGTATCATCCCATGTTGCAGAGTTTGCTTCAATGTATAATTTTGTTTTTGTGTATAATGTTGCCATGTTATTCCTATGCTAATTTATATCCTTGAAAAAGTTTTGTTGTGACAGCCGCACTACCACCTGAATTTTGGTCTCCATAAATTTCTATATAATCACCTGCTGATAAATCTAAAACAGCGATGAGATTCACCCCACCATAAGGTATATTACCTGCAGAGTAGCCTGTGCTTCTATATCCAACATTTACCTCACTACCATTTTTATAAATAAATAAACTTAATGAAGTGCTGACATTAGCTGCTCTTACTTTTGCTTGAAAGAAATATTTACCTGCTTTACCTGAAGGCACAGTAAATTTTGAATCGGCAAATGCACTATCAGTATCTATAAGTTCACTTGTAAATGTTAATTTTGTAACTGTATTGTTACTTAAAGTTTGAGATGCATCTAAAACAACAGCGAATACTGGTTCACTAGACGCTTTTATATATGAGTAATCCACTCTTTTTATTGTACCTGCATCCGATACTAAAAACTCATCTGTGTCTGCAGGAGTAGCACCTAAAGCTGTTTGCCCTGATATAATATTATTATTAAGATGTTCACTTTCTATAGCTTCATCTGCAATAGAACTTGCTACTACAGAATCACTTGTAGGGCTAATTGTTCCTACTGCTTTAGCTTGATGAATTACATAAATATTATTTGTGCCACTAGGAGGCGCAGCACCAAATGTTAATGTAGTTCCGTTTAAACTATATGCAGAGTTTGGGTCCTGTCTAACATTTTCTACAAAGACCTCTATATCAAAAACTGAATTAGGTGCAATGTCTAATGTAAATGCTGTTGTACTAGCATCACCACTAAACCTCTTACCTTGTAAAGACTGAAATTGGTTTTGTGTATCTATAGGTGTACCAACGTATGCCATTCT